GTGGCCTGTCGTGCTAAAAAAACGCCCTCAGACCTACTCCCCTTCATGCTATTGCACTTGGCACAGCACGAGACCAAGTTCTCCCATGCTATCGGGTCACCCCCGCGAACTATTGGAATCACATGATCGACTGTTGTGGCTGGTTGTCCACAATAGAAGCATGACCATTGATCCCTCTGTAGTACCTCTAACCTGCGCTTCTTGTATGCCCTAGTACCACGAGGATCACCGCGCTTTGTACTCATTGCCATCCCTTAGTCTTTAGATGATGTAAAGCCTTGCAATAGTTAGCATCATGAGTCTTAGTATCTACTACTCCATAACGATGGACTACATAGTACCAATACTTCCAATACTGTCTGATATGAGTAGATGTATGTAGGCTTTTGAGCTTCATCTGATATAGACCATATGCTTGCTTAGTGCCGCCTATGTTACCTACTGCTCTATGATTCCATCTTGATTCTCTATAGATGATCTCGTTATGACATAGGTATTGCTTATGAGTAAGAGTGATCTTTGCTAAGTGTTTGATGTCTGTTTTAACGTGGTTAGACGCACTTGATTCAGGGGCAACGCTCATGAATAGAGCTGTCCCAATAACGATGGCGACCACTCGCGCTCTGCCCTTACGGGCGCGTGCTGAGCCCCTGAAGGGCTCTCGCCTGAGAGTACCATCTATGTCAAATACGTTCATGTGTAGCATCTCCTACAATCTCACTATGTGGAATGTGAATTGGATCACATATAGTCTTTAGAGCGTGATAGGCCTGCTGAGGGACTACTCCATTACCCAATATCTTGTAATGTTGAGTTTTAGGGACGTCTATGTCTGTCACCCATCCACTAGGTAATCCCATCATGTATTCGAGGAATTTAGTATTTACTCGACCTTGATCCAATTCTTGCGGCGCATCTTGCAAGTACATGTCAGCGAATGAAGTAAATCCGCGCCCCAATTCCTGCACTTTCCCGTTGTATGTCCAACCTGTGTGTGAGGGGTAGGCAACAATAAACAATCTTCTGCGATGGTGGGGTGCGCCAACTTCTGCAGCTCGTACAATCTCCCATCTTGCATCATACCCGATACTGGCAAGGTCACTGAGGACTTGGTCGAAGCCAAGCGAGAGATGGCCTTTAACGTTTTCCATGATGACCCATCTAGGTCTAATTGTGCGAATGGCGTCTTTGATAAACGGCCAGATATGTCTTGCATCATTTTCACCCTTTCTATGCCCCGCTACCGAGAATGGTTGACAGGGGTAACCAGCGGTCAGGATGTCCACTTTAGGCACATCTTTCCAGTTGATCTGTTTGATGTCTTTGTAATTCATGTGACCGAATCTCTGTTCAATCACCTTTGATGCGTGTTTGTCGTACTCAGCGCACCATATCGTCTCAGCATTAAAGTAGGCTTCAACTGCAATATCTAATCCACCATAGCCGGTGCAGAGACTCCCGATCTTCATCGATTGTCCGTACTGTAGAATCCTGAGCCCTTAAACGCTACTCCTATAGAGCTGTAGACCTTATGCATAGGCGAGTGGCAGAATGGACACTCTAGGTCATGAGGCTCTGTAATGCTGAGCCATTCCTCGATGCGTGCATTGGATTCGCACTTCTCATTGTCACACTCAAATTCATAGGTTGGCATCGGGATCACTCTCACATGTCCTGCAAGTCTCTGTGAACGCCCATGCGCCACACATCTTGCATCTCATAGGCTCAAGTGTATCTCTATCACCCTTGAAATCCCCGTAACCTGAACTCAGCAATAGATCGACCAAATCACCAAGCCGCATAAAAGCCAAATAGTCTTGTGGACTACTTTCTCCTTGACCATTTAAGCGACACACCACGATGGGCAAGTCATTGGACTTGCTAGCTCTTTTGGTGACTTGATCGATCCATGCCTTAGGCTGGAACGCCGATCTAGCCTTAACTTCCATGTCGAACGGGACATGTGTTATATCTTTTCCAGCCCCTCGACCGATATCCGCATGTGGCCACCACTCCGAAAGGTAACGTGCGACCACTCGCTCGGTTGAGAATCCTCGGTATTTACGGCTTTGTGAGGCCATTGACCGCGTGACACTTTCTGCATGACCACGCCTTATTAGTAAGATTGACTTTGATCTCTGAGACAGGAATCGAGTCATTACATAAACAGCACCGAGTCATAAATGTAAATTCTTCTAAGATTGCCTGAACTTCCTTAGATCGTTGAATCTCTTCATCAGTTGGGAATGACTCCCATTCATCATCTTGATTCTTAAACTGTAAGCGTCCCACTAGACTCTCGCTTTCTGTCGTTGCCATGCGCCCTCTTTGTTGATCTCATACCAAATGACATCTTCACCCTTAGGGCATCGAGTCAGCTCACCTGTTACCCATGCAGAACACTTGAAATGTCCCCATGCTTTACCTGCGCCCGATTGCCCAGTTTTCCAAATCATGTCGCCATGAGGACATCTCGGAATGTCCTTCTCTGTTTGGCCTCCAATAATCTCTTTCACCGTCGCAACCGCTTCCCCCATTGTGGGCGGCATAGTCGCTGGCTTGATAGTCCATGGATCGTCCTCCTTTACTACAGGAATGTATTCGCCCGATGTCTGCGCCATCTTAGCCTTTACTTCATCGATGCTAGCCTTGACCTCTTGCGCTTTACCAACTTTCGCCATCTCTTCTCGTGACGCACGCTTTCCCTTCGTTGCATATCCAGCGTTAGCAAGCGCTCGACCGATAGCACTAGTCTCACAATTTTCCAGCGCACTTGTCGCATTGACTCCGCGCCCTTGGATGGTCTCTTCTGCCAGTCCAGTAGTCCAAGGCCTGTTATCCGCCTCTGTACGAAATATAGAAGCCTCAACAATAAAACGACCAGCGGACTGATCAAGTAACTTCGTATGAATTTGCCCATCGGGATGATCCTTCCAAAACTTAATTAGGCGTTCTTCTACTGTCTCATAATCTTCTAAGTTAAACATAAAGCTCGTTCTCCTCTGTGTGTAGTTGTCCTGCTATTGCAAGATAGGCTGCAGCGTCGATGTATGTATCGACTTTCGCAGACTCCATGCTTCGTGCGAGCTTGACCAATGCCATGCATGATGCCACTTGATAGTCAGTAACAGGCATTTGGAGGAATGCTGACCATAGGCATGCTGTTCGGGACATATTGTCCGACGGGTGTCCGTAGTCCATTCCACGATCTTGAATTGTTGCCTTTGCTTCGTTGAGGAAATCACTTGCTTTCACACTTTGACCCTTTCCTTAGATGCGTAGTAATCTCTCACGGCTTTGCGACCTTTTAGATAACCAACGCGTATGCCGACCATTCGGCCTAAGTGGAACCATAATGCAGATATGGCGATTATTGCCACTAGATCCTGTAATGCTGAATCAAACATGATTGCCCTTTCTTATCGACGCCCTTCGCCGATGAGATAAGCATGACAGATGTCTAGTCTAGGTCAAGGACATTTAGATAACGAAATGGTAACGATTCTGCATCATCTATGTGGTCATCGATCGACCGAGCTAGGTCGTTATCTAGGTCGTCCATAGCGCTTACCTGAGACCACGAAGGTGCCATCCTTCTCGATGTAGATCAGATCGACCTGAACATTCTTGCCGTCCACATACATGATGGCGAAAGCCTGTTGCCAGTTAGCCGATCCCTTTGTGTATGAGGCCTTGCTAAAGTCCATTAGGTTGCCCACTTCTACGCCATGCAGAATACGCCCTATTCGGCCTCCTGAGGCCTCTGAGAACGACGAACGCCCTGCCCTGTGAGTATGACCCGAGATGACGCTTTTCCCGTGTCTACGGGCCGCCTCAAGGGCTGAGAGACCCCCCTGTGACTTGATAGGCGTATGATCCCCATGAACTGCAATCCAGTTAGGCGCGATGTTATATGGCTTCTTATGGAATGTGATCCCAAGCTCATCGAATCTCATAAACTTCTCAAAGCGTAACTCAGGCAAAGATAGGAATGAGGGAATCTTCCTCATGATCTGATTGTAAAGGCGGTCTGTGTGATTAGACCTTATGGTCTGCGTGACCTGTAAATCGTAAAGGACTTGAACAGCTTCATCGCGATCATCTCCAAGAGTCTGCTCATAGGCCTCGGGCGTCCCTTCCGACCATTTGCTGATCGTGTTAAAATCAATCTCGTCGCCGATCGTCACTACTTCGTGCGGCTTGAACTTACTGATAAAGCTGGCTAGATTCTTAACTGCGTGTCTATCGTGGAAGGGAACCTGTAGGTCGCTCACTATGACAATGCGCTTCATTAATCCTCGTCGTCGTCCTCGTAGGGTATGCGATCCACTCGGTCAGGGATCGATGGCAAGATCCAGTCAGGATAAGAGTCTCGGTCTAGTAATAGCCAAAAGGCCATATCTTCACTAAACCCTGCTTTTCTCAATGACTTGAAGTACTCATTAAGAGAGATGCAATAAGCATCTAGCGCGTTGTATGTATCAAGATCGATAACTCTTTTTCTTGCCATAGCAAAAATTATCGCTCTAAGAGTATGTTATAGATCTCATCGACACGCGAGTTGAGGCGCTTAATCTCAGACAGTAAATGCGTGATCACATAACCTGCAAGCCCACCGATTACGGCAAGGCTGGCAAAGTAAAGGGTGAAGAAGTTTTCCTGTGTCATTTTTTGCTTACGCCAAATGATGCGTCGCTAGGGTTGAGCCAGCGCAAAATTACAGGTGCTACGGCTGCTACACCTGCCATTGCTAGTGTCTTAGGATCAGTTACTCCTGCCATGTATAGCGCCAATGCAGCTGCTAAGAATGATCGTGCCCATGATGCTGCGAGTGACTTTGCTTGTTCCATTATTTGCCTCCTAGTAACGGGATATTAAAGAAAGAGCCGTCCGTATCACCTTGCTTAGTGAAAGAAAAGTGGCAATGCGCCCGATGCGGATTGCTTCCCGAATACTTTCGCCAGCGCCAGCCCATGCGAGACGATGCAATTCGTCCGTCGAAGATGATGTAGGCAATACGCTTTTCGCCTGCCTTTGCCGCGAGTCGAAGCTGATCTGCAATATCGGGCATGAGGTCGGGCTTGCCTGACTTATGAACATCTCGATCGACATCGATGGCTCTAACCACCCCTGACGATGGATCAGGATTGTGGTCAGAAGGACGCGCTGAATGACGGAGATCGCCGATCCAGCCATCGGAACGCCGATCACGATCTGGGAAGGTGTCATCAAATTGCTCGCGTAACTGTTGTCCGGCTTTAGATAGAATTGGCTTCATTAAGTGCCTCGCATTCTGCACATTCCCAACGCTTGCGATCGTTAAGTAATAATGAGTTATGGCCGCATTCTGGCATAGGTGCGATAAAAGCATCATCGATCGGATCGTAGGTGTAGCCAATGCCTGCGAAGTTATATCGTATGCGGCTATTAAAAGAAGTCCTAATACATTTTTGTCCTCTAAAATTGCCGTACCAAGTCTCTGTATCTAATTCTTCAATTAGTTCGTTCTCATCGACTCCAGTAATAACCTCGGTGACAATGTTATCTTGATCTAGAAAAGCATAATAAGCCATTATGACCAGCTCACATTTCCCGTACCAGCAGTAATAGTTGTAACCTTAAAACCTGTTACCGATGCCGTTGTGCCAGTTAAACCTGCGCCAACGGTAATAGTGTAAGCATCTGGATATTTAAGAATTACAACTCCAGAACCACCATTTCCAGAAGCGCCGCCGTCTGCACCTGCACCACCGCCAGTGTTAGCCGCTCCAGGTTGTGCAGTATTTCCACCACCGCCTGCACCGCCTGATGCTGTTAATGCACCACCACCGCCAGATCGAGCATAACCTGCACCACCACCTGCTCGAGTTACTGCCGTACCAGTTATAGATGATGAAACACCATCGCCGCCTTTACCGCTTTGAGTGCCTCCTAAACCATAACCATTCGCACCAGCCTGAGATGCACCACCGCCGCCGCCGTTATATCCACCACCCGCAAAACCTTGATTGGTTGTAGGAGCACCAGAAGCGGCTGAAAACTCATTGTTACCACCAGCAGAACCACCACCTGCTGATGAAAAACCATTAGAACCACCACCACCGCCGCCTGCTGCGGAAATGCTTGAAAATTCAGAAGTGTTGCCAGGGTTACCAGTTGCTCTTGCAGTTAATCCCGCACCGCCTGCACCTACAGTCACGAGGTAATTTATTGCGGTCGATAAAGTTAAAGGACTTTCTGCGCTGGCACCACCGCCAGAACTCTCACCAGATACGCTTGATCGATATCCACCTGCACCACCACCGCCTGGATTGTTAAAACCACCAGAAGCGCCACCAGCAATTACCAATGATTCAACTACTAAAGGCAATCTTGAAGACGCTAAAATTGATGCAATATTATTGAGCATTACGCAATGGCTCCGACTACGTACCAACTATCTGTGCCAGTCTTAATGCAAGCTGCTGACTTATATTGACCAAGGGTAGGCTGAGCCAATACTGCGCCAGCCGATAGAACTGTGGTCGTGCCAGATGTAACTGCCTTGATTGTGCAAGCCCCTGCGCCCTTATTGAGTACAGTCAAAACAGTTCCGACAGGATAGGCAACCGAGGCATTGGTAGGGATCGTGAAGTTCACGGCTGTTGCCTTATTCATAGGGATTAACACCTGATACTGGTCAGCCAAAACTGGCGTATAGTCAGCCGTCTGATCTGCCTTGATCTCAAAGGTGACTAGGCCGTTATAGTCTGC